ATAGTTATAATATAATAGTAGTTAGTGTTAGTATATTTTTTATTGATTAAGAATAGTGTTTAATTCTGTAAATACTTCTCTCCATTCTAAACTTTTATAGGTATGAGTAAGTTCCTCATCTTTTTTTATATCTCTAGCCGCATAAATTTCAAATCTATTTTCTTTAAAAAATCGTTTCATAATTGTATTCGCATTTCCTTTTTTAGCTGTATTGTAATAGGTTGCACAACCTGAAGTAAACGCCCATGTTTTATTTGGAATTTCATCAGACCAAGTAAATACGTGTGGATTTTTCATACCATCAAAGTTCTCCAATACCCTAACAATACCTGTCTCCACCAGTTCTCCATTTTTTATATCAGTATTAGCAAAAGCACCATCAAATTCATTTGACTTTGTAGAAAAACTAGACGTTTTCACATACACCTTTGAACAATCCACTTTACTCATTTAATATTAATTCGCTATTTAGTTTTAAATGGAACAATTATACTACCTAAAATAAAACATATTAAATTATTTAAACAAATATGGTGTAATATATAAAATGTCCTTTTCAAAACACACGCACAAGATGTCTAGTGTAAAAAATAATTTGATGGACGAGGAAGAAGACGAGATTACAGTAAATATCTATACTATGAATAACCGTATCTATTTTTATGATGATATTAATAAATTTTCAGCACTTAGACTAAGGGTAGAGCTTGAAACACTAGCAAATAAAACAGAATATATTTCTGCTACTAATCACATTGATCCTATTCCCATTTATTTGTATATTAATAGTGAAGGAGGGGAGGTAGGTAGTGCTCTAGCTATTGTAGATTATATTCTAAATTGTAGGGTCCCAGTTTATACAGTTATTGAAGGCGAGGCTTGTAGTGCTGCAACTCTTATTTCAATTGTTGGTGATAGGAGGTATATGACCCAAAATTCGCATATGCTTATCCATCAGGTGCGTGGTGGTCTATGGGGTCGTATGAATGAATGTGAAGATGAAATGAAAAACATCAAAACATTTAACAATAAACTTATTAAACTTTATAAAAAATATACAGATATTACTGAAGAGAAACTAGAAAAGATTCTTAAAAAGGATATCTCATGGTCTAGTAAAACGTGTCTTAAACTAGGACTTATCGACGAAATCCTTGAATAAATTATTATCAAGTGCTATCGTTTCTTTTTGGTCATCTAATAAAATATTCTCAAGTATTAAAATAATCTGGGTTTTATCATGAATCTTGATTTTACTTTTATATATAATATCTACTAATTCATTTATAACTTTTGTTGTAGGTTCGTCTATAGAATCTATCCTTTTTTCTTTTATACTTATATTGATTTTATTATTAATCTTATCAATATTATTAATTACGATTCTGTTTTTTTCTATATCCAATTTATTGGATAACGTTGTTATAATTTTACTTTCTAGATCAATATGTTGTCCTATATTTTTAGGAATAAATTCAATAGTAACACTAACTGTTTTATCAGCCGGGTCTCTTTCATAATCTATAAATTTATTACAAATTTTATAGGTTGCACCAGATGGTTTAGTATATTTCGTACTTGAAAATAAACTATAATTATTTGACCACAAATTTATATTATTATTGCTCCATTTATTTACAATTTTGTTATTTTCTTCTACATATTCTAATGGAATAGACGATAACATATCACTTGGTGGTTCTGATTTATCTGTTGTTACTATATCACCTGTAGTAGTATAACCATCATGTGTATTAGGTTTCCAAAAACATACTTCGGTATCTTTATTTTTATGACATAGAGGTTTAGGGTCAAAATATAAGACATCTTTGCAATTAGATTTGTGAACGGTTGGTGTTTCTATTATATTATTTGGATCTGTATTATTGTTAAGTATTATATCACCTAAAATTCTATAATCTTCATCTGCAATAGGACGCCATATACTAACTGTTTTATTATTTTGGTGATTCGACCAGATTTTATCATATTTTTTTGTAGATTTTACATTTAATAACTTGTTGGGTTTAATATTGGTTTCGGGTAAATAGTAATGTGTTTCTTTATCATCTGTTGTAAAAAAGGGCGAATTATGTATTCTCCAGAATTCTGTTTTAATTTTAGTACCATCTAATTTTACATTTGTTTCCTTTATTAGTTCCTCTACCTCTGTTTCTTCGATAAACTTTTTATTAATACCCTGAACTCTATTTAGAGATGGTTTATTTTTACTTATAATATAAGACAAAAATCGTATATTTTCTTTACCCTTAGGAACCCATACACCATATTTCTTATCTATCATAGTTTTTAATGTATAATCCAATGGTTTATTTTCTTTATTAAATTTTACAAGAATTGATATAGTTTCTGGTTTTTTGTTTTCAGTTGTTACTATTTGTCCTAACGGAAAATAATTCTCAATAGGCTCTGGTTCCCATACAAATATGTCTGTTTTCTTAAAAACCAATTTATATTTATTGGTTTTTTTTATAATTATTTCAGAAATAATCTTAGGTTCTTTTTTCACAACTTTCTTTTTGGATTTCTTTTTTTCCTTTTTAACCGAAAAGTTTTCTATCTTCTCTGTTTTTATACAATCAATAATTAAATAAATAATTATTAATAATAATAATAAATATAGTTTCATTATAATATAATTATACAATTTTTTCTTATAAATATGACTTTATCTCTATTAATTAGTAAACATATGGGATATATTTTGGGGAGTCAAATTTAAGTATCTGGACTTTAAATGTACCGTTGTATTGTTCGATTGATATCTCATCGTTATTATAAATTTCTTTACATCCTCTCTGGTTATCAGAGCAATTATCACTACCAATTGTTAGAGGGATTTTAAAATTATTTTTATCCATTATATAATAATTCCAGGTGTTTGCACCTTTATATAATGGTTTTCCAAATAACTGGAGTAAAACCGTTTTATCATTATTTCCAGGATCAGTAAACTCCGCACTATTATTTGTTACCTTATGAAGAACACCTACCTGCTGATAATCTCCTCCTGAACCCCTTGTTTCTATATTTATAGGCATTCTACCTACATAACTTCCAGAGGAATGATGGTCTCTTTTAAGAGGTGGCACCAATGGGTTGTGTAAAACTTCTAAATCACGATTTATAATACGAGAATTATCCTTGTGTGGCTCGGTATTGATATCTATTTTTTTATCCTCTTGATTAGATTTCTTTAATTTTTTAAATAATCTTTGCTCTAGTTCATTAATAGAATCAACATCATTACTTTTATATATACCTTTAATATAGTTATTAGTAAATAAATACATTCCTACCAACAAAAATAACGAAATATATATCACATGTAGATTATTTATACAAATAGTATTAGTTGGACATTTATTCATATTTATATTTATATAATATTTAATTTATTCAGTTCGTTATTGTAGTTTTCTATAATACTTATATTCTTCTTAATAATAGAAAGTGCCTTTTTGGTTTCATTTATTTTACTCTTATCTATCTGGAATTTACCAAGGGTTTTACTATTATAATCCCTTTTAAATTGAGATATTTTTTTTAAAAACTTGTCTATAGAGCAGTTGATTATCGTACAAGAAATAAAGTTCTTATCATTATCTTCTACAGAAGAAGATTTGCTCTTGGATTTATGTATATACCAACGGTGGTGCCCATCTATAATGAAATTATCATTAGTAATAACAATAGGTTTGTTTAGTTCCTCTTTATCTAAAGATATACCTTTAATTTTTGAAGAACTTAGTTCAGATTTGGTTGGTATTAAATCCGACATATCTACTTTTCTGGTTGATATATCTGTTGGTTTATCCTGCTTCGTTTTATCTACGTATTTATCTATTAAATTATCCGATAATTCGTCTATTACATTCTTGTAAATAGATTTTATTGTTTTCTTTTTCTTTGGTGAAGTAGTTGGTGTAGGAGAAGTATCGGTGTTAGATTCAAAATTCTCTAATAAATGGAAATGTTTTACTATACTTATACTTATAATGATGCAATATATACCTATTAATAATGATATTTTATCAGTAATAAAATTATTTAGAACTGAAAACATTAAAACAAATATCACAATGTTATAGTATTTCTTAATATATACATTAAACAGTAAATAGAATAAAACTAAAATGAAAATTAAATTTTTATTTAATTCGGTATACATAAATATAAACAACAAAATTTTTATAATAGTAAATTACTAATAAAAAATATAATACCTGATAACAAAGATTTTATTAATAATACGATAATAATATTATATTTATTAAAGATTTCTTTATCCGGTAAAATTTTCTCTATAAATTTAGTTGAAATATTCGAAAAAACACAACTTGATAAAATAATTACTATAATTGCTGGTTTTAAATTTTCCAAAATTTTATCTAATAGACTCTTCTCTGGTGGAGGTTCTTCTTTCTTGACTGGTGGTGGCGGAGGATGCTGGTATTGTGGTGGCGGGGGCTGGTATTGCTGGTATTGCTGCTGGTATTGGTGCTGGTTAGGGTCTTGGTGATAATATTGTTGTTGTTCATGGTCGTACCCTTGTTCGAGACGCTGCTGTTCTTCAATTTGCCTATCCATATTTTCTTCCATAATCATTTGTTCTTGTTTTTGCTCTTCATCTATGTTAGTTTCTATAACAGGGGTTTCTATATTATTCAAAATACCTTCAACGAGACTTGGGTCTTTAACTTCGGTTTCAATAAAATCACTAATGGGTCTAGATTTACTCATATATATTTTTTAATAAATCTTTTTATAAAATAAAACGAATTAATTTAGAATTATACAATTTCTTTTACTGATTAAAGTATTAAAACTAATTGCTAATATTAATGCAAGTATAATAGAAATTAAATTTTGTAACATATAAAATATACTTATATTTTTTTAACTAACTTTGGTGAATTTGTAATAAAATAAACGAATACAATACATAACATAAATATTATTAAAAAAAGGTCTACATTTAAGAAATTATTTAGTTCCATTATATTTATATATCATTTTATTTTTTTACCCAGGATTTCTGGTCCTCTGTTTTTTTAAGTTTGTCGGATGTTCTTAAACTAATCTTTATTTTACCTTTACTAGAATCGGATGTAATACCTTTGCATTCATCTAATTTATTACATTCTTCTTTTGCCTGTTCTAATGTTGTAAGTTTTTCTCCTGTCTTTATTTGCTGTTTACCTTTACCAGAACTTAAAGATGTATCTTTGTATGGACCATCCCATTCTTCATCGCCAGCAGAAGGGTCCGTGTCATTTACAGATGGATTGAATTTTATTTTTAATTTCTTCTTCGGTTTCTCATCATCCTTCTTCTCTTCTTTCTCAACATCCTTCTTCTCATCTTTCTCAGCATCTTTCTTCTCTTCTTTCTTCTCTTCTTTCTTCTCTTCTTTCTTTTTAATTCTTTTAATTAGTTTCTTTTTAACTGGTTCATCTTCTTTCTTAACACTAGGTTCATTAATTAATATTTTATCAAATTTTAACGAAACACTAGTTGTATCTGGATCATTCCATAAAAATTTAGAGTTATTATTTTCTCGAATCTTTTTTTCTAATAATCTCACTTGGTTTTCTTCAATATATTCACGTATTAAACTTTCTCTCTCTTCTTTATTATTAGTAGTTGAATTTACCCTTTTAATTTTTTCATTAAGGTTAAACAATTTTCGTTTTGATTCTATTTTTTTCTTAAGATTAATCTCATTGTCTTTATTTTTATTATTACGAATAAACTCTAAACAAATCTTTTTGTATTTTATTAATTTTAAATATTCCTCTTTTAGTTCATTAAAATTATCAGTATTATTTCCTATAATATCGTCTCTTTTTTTCTTTAACAGATAAATAATTTCATTAATTTGGACATGTATAAAATCTAAAATATCATCAACCCTTCTATATTTTGGTAGAACTATAGTTGTTTTTTTTCCGGTTTTTAATGACGTTTTTACCAATTTGTCATCGAATTCTTCAAAGGTAAATTTAGATAAGTTCCCCCTTATGTTTTTTTCCTTTAAAAATCGTTCGTAACTATCTAAATACTCTGAATAATTATCCGTTTCCAAATAATCTATTTTTTGTATTTTATTATTTTTATCACCACCACCAGATTTTATAGTGGTGTCTTCTTTATCATCTAATAATGCAACAAAGTTAGGACATGATTCAACTTCTATATCAGAAGTTTCTACTTCTGGTTCTGTTCTTGGTGTAAAAACAAAAACTGGTTTTGTATCAGGTGTAAAATCAAACTCTGGCTTTTCTGTTATATCTTCAAATAGAGCATCGTTTACACCATCATCCAAATCTCCTACATCCAATGAAAAATCTTCCTCTGGTTCGTCCTTTTCCTGTTCTTCTTCCTCATCATCATTAGTAACAGTTAAATTATCTAAATTTATAGTTTCTTCTTCTAAATTAAACTTTGGTATATCAAGTTCAAGGTCTTCTTCTTTTTCCTCTTTTGGTTCTGTACTATTTGAAATATCTACAATAGTGGTTAATAATTTATTTTCTTCGCTAAGATCACTTGTTTCAGATAAAGGAGGGGTTAAATCGACCTCTTCTAATTCTGATAAATTTAAAATATTGTTGTCTGTTTCTTGAACATCTTTTACTTCAGGCACATCTTGCACTTCAGGCACATCTGGTACTTCAGGTACTTCTGGAACCTCTAGTTTATGTTCTGTATCAAGAAGTGTAACATTAATAGACATAATATAATATAATAGTATAAAAATTATTTAAAATAATATATAATTATTTATAAATTGTAATCATCAAAACGATGATTCATTGAATGTTGTTTTCTAACTTTTTCAACATATTTATCTGTATTAGAAGCACTTAATACAAGACGTTCTCTATCTGTTTCTTCCATAATAGAATTAGTATATTCTTTGTTAAATTTTTCATCATCAGTAAAAACACCAGAACCTTCTTCTCTATAACTAAATCTAGGCAATAGTTTACTATCAAATTCAAGTGCATTACTTGGAACACCCGAACCAAATACAAATGCTGGACTAGAAATTGGCGCTTTATCATTTATACATTTGGGTATTTCTCTACGGGTTTCCCATTTATCTGGTGGCATATAGACATAACCAGGAACATAGGTCGTATCATATGGATTTTGGTCAGAATACTTTTTGTTTAAGTAAATAATCTGCTTCCACAGTTCACTATCTGGGGTAGACATTAGAATATCTCTATCATATTTTGTTAGTTTCCTTAGTGTTTTATTTCTTATAGCAGTCTTAAATTCC